TCTGTTCTGATTGTGTCGCTGCAAGAATTGCAGTAACAGAAGCGTATTTAAGAGAAGGTTTTTCTTCGTTGAGGTAATAACGTGAGCCTTTAGTAGGGTTCACTTGAATCAGAGGTTTCGGAGCTAAGTTCATTTTTAGGTTTAGGAATAAAATCTTTAGGGTCGATAACTTCAACAGCAACTTCAGGAGAAGCTTCACGAAGAAGGTTTTTATGAGCAGGTATCGTTTGAAGCCTTAAGGCAGAAACATTTCCAGATTCAGTGCGTCCGTAAATATCTCTGGTGTGCATCGAACCACTACTAGGTTGATCTAAATCTTCAAGAGTCCAATACCCTTTTTTAATTCCGTCTCTAAGAGTTTTGATGACGGAAGTTTTATCAAATGCGCGTTCCATAAATTAAAATGGCAAATTAGATTGAATGTAATTTTTATAGTTAGGATTTAATTGCTCTAATTTATTTGTATGTAATCTTTGCTTTGCTATATCAATATATTCTTCATTTACTTCACTTCCTATAAAAAATCTATTCATTTTTTTACATACTACGGCAGTTGATCCAGACCCCATAAAAGGATCATAAATAATATCTTTTTCTTTTGTAAAATTTGCAAGTATTTTATAAACTAATTTTTCTGGGAAAATAGCTTTATGATCTTTTAATTGCGATTTACCACTTGGAATCAACCAGAGATCTTCTAATGTTCCTTTGTTAAATACAGCATTATTAAATTTTCTACTAATAGAATTGTCTTTATCGAAAATTAAAATCAATTCTGTTCTTCTATTTATAACTCCTTCAGCAATAGATGGCTCTGCTTTTCCTTTATCCCATACAATTATTTCTTTTAAATAATCTGAGTAATCACCTATCATTTTAAAAATAGATTTTTTACTACCTGTAACTATTTGAATGTTATAGAAAATCAATTGACTAACTCTTAATAATTCACCAAGAACTTTACTGTGAAATGAATTATATTCGTTTATAGGAAGATTATCTGAAAAATCTTTGTACTTAGTTGTTAATTCTTTTTTAATTTGCCTAGAACAATATTGACCGTTTCTTATTCTTAAATTCATGTTATAAGGTGGAGAAGTAATTGTCATAGTTAAAGAATTACTAGGTATTCTTTTTAGTGTAGACAAACAACATTCGTTGTAAATATAATTTAATTTCATTAAAAAATATCCTTCAGAATAGGATTTTTTGTAGGGCCGTTGTCGTAACCCAAATCTTTAGCAGTGTGAACCTTATAAGCAGGATGCTTCATCTCAGGTTCAGGTTTTGACTTTTTATCTCTTTCTATAAATTGAAGAGTGCGCTTAAAATTAATTTGTGACCAAGTTCCAGCCATACAAGCAGCATCAAGTTGATCAACTAAAACGTCTTTTCCAAGATGTTCAAGTATTTTTTCTAGTTCCGTAACTTGTAAAGTATAGGCTTGTAAGTTTTTGCTGCCTTGCTTAACACGCCAAAAGGATTCGATTTTATCCCAGTAAGGTCTTAGCTGTTCAGGAGCTATTTTTTTTCTCTTTGCAATGCTATTAATTTCATGTGGTTTCTTCCTAGGGGTTCCCTCAGACTCCCTCCCGACACCATCTCCCAAAAGTTTCAAAGGTGGGGAAATTTTTTCTTTTTCTGAATCAGAAACAGAAGAAATATTAGAAGTAGATTTCAAACTTTGATTTGAAGTTTGAACCTCTGCTTCGTTTGATAGTTCCCTTTCTCCCGCACCGACATGGTACGCGGATAGTCTAGCGTCCTTGTCAAGTGCTTGAGCAAGAACAAAAGAACAATACCCAGACAGGGACAAGAATTTAGGCTTGTTCTTTTTAAGTTCAAGGGCTAATTCGTCGTCTAAATAGATGTTTATACGTTGGGTCATGGTGACACTCAATGGTGTTAGATTGACACTATATGGTGTCACATTGACACTACATAGTGTCGTCATAGTGTCATTGGATATTTGCTGCGTAAACAGATTGTGATGATATGTTTATATGTTGTTATAATCCTATGAAGCTATGTAGAATATAAGCAATGAATTTCACAAATGCCTAGACCAAATTTATCTGGAACAATCCAGAAAAAAGATGTTCACGAAAAAGGCGGTGGCAAGTTCAAAGCTAAGTACATGGCATGGGCAAAAATTGCTCAGCTATTAAATGACAAAGCTCCTGAATGGACTTACTGCCTTGAAACCGATGATGGCAATCCCGTTTGGAAAGCTCCAAATGGGACTGGTTACTTACAGGGTTATTTCAGAAACGATGATGGAACATGCACCAGCTTGTTTCCGTTCTCGATTATGAACAACATGAACCAGGCCATTAAATACGAAGCTATTGGAGCAAGAGAAATTACGGATTCTCATCGGAGATCCTTATGCGCTGCTAGTGCGTTTTTCTTCTCTCTAGGTTTTGAACTTTGGGCTGATGAAGAAATTTCTGATGAAAAGATCGACATCGTTCCTGAGTCTCAACTAAAGCAACCTGCCAAACCATCAAAAGATGAAACCATTGAAAAAATCATGGTTTTACTTAATTCAAAGAAAAAAGATGACGAGGCGAAAAAGTGGGTTGAAGAAAAGGCAAAGCTTTATAAAGTCACAGGATCAGGTTCAAAACTAAAACAAATGTCAGATATTCATCTTCAGGAATTACTTCGGGAGTTGAACAATGCCTAGCGAAAAAGTCAGGCTTAACGCCTTAATAGACAATGCAGCTTTTGAAGCAATGCAGCGCGAAGTTCAACTTCGTTATGGATCTGATGCACAGGTCACTCTTTCATCTCTAACAAACGAGATTATTCTTTCTCATTACGCAATTCTTAAAGACAATGCCACAGTTTAACAACTCTTTCGAACCTGCTTTCAAGTATCCAATCAAGTGGTCTGTTGGTGACAACAACTTTGATGATAAGGATAAGAATCCAAAGACAATTTCACTTTGTATTCCTGTTGATTCAATTCCTGATCTTATTAATCATTTGATGGCATTAGAAAGCGATCACATGAAGCATAAAGAAGGCAAGGTATGGATCTTTGAAACTAAGCAGGAAAAAGAAGTACCTGTTATTTACTTAAACGGTAAAGGTAGAGAAGGTAATTACAGTTCTTATTTTGGGAATATCAACCCACAAAAGATTGCAGAATCTTCATCAGAGATGCCCTTCTGAAATGAGCTTATTACAATCAGCAAATGACGATCAGATCCACTCTGTCACCAGAGTTTACCCCTACGAACTTACCCTTACTAATCACAGGATTTGTAGGGGCAACATCCTTGCTGGCAGTAAAGAAAGTGCGATCCGCATTCTCAAGGCCAAAGAGCCAGAAAAGGCAATTGAAATCCAGATTGGAGAAGGATGTCCATCCCTTGCTAAAGGCAAGACGGTTAGATCCTTCTTAAATGCATGACTTATCACTCTATTGTTTCTTCTAATAGTATTCCACCTACTGCAAAGTTACATGTGTTCTGGGTCTGTCAACCAAAGATGCAAGGACGCAATATGAAGTATTGGGGATACTCAAAAGAAGAAGCTTATCAAAAGGCTAAGGATAATAATCCTAAAGCCAATATCCTTTGGAAAAAAGAACTATGAAACTTCACCACGAATCCGCTTTAACACTTGAGTCCTTAAAAGGATCATTTGTTTTTAGAAAAACTAAAGAGGGGAAAGAAGAAACTTATCGTATTTATGATTTTTATATTGATCTTGAACCTGATTGGGATGAAGAAAAAGATGAACTAATAGGTTCTGAACTTACTGAAATATGCGTTACTTTAGTTCCTATCCTGAGTGATGGCAAACTTAATACAGAAGGAATGGTAGGAAGGAGTTGGAGTGATCTTAAAAACTACACAATACAATTTCCAGGAGGATTTCCACATGAGATTAGCAACGAAATAAAATGAACAGATGGACATTTTAAACTGGCTTGGATCAGGTTTTGTTTATAAAAGTCCTGATCCAGGTCAAGGATTTGCAAGATTTCTTGTTGACCTTCCAAGTAGAAAGTTAAGATCATTAGCCGATACAAACGCTCATTACAGCAAAAAAAAATTAGTCGAACTTTACCTACAAAAAAATGCCCTCACCGAAATACAAGATCAATGATCAAGTAAATAAAAAAAGGAATACAGGAGTATTTCTAAGAACAGAATCAAACAGAGGAACGATTACTAAAATCATAGAAAAACACAACAAAAGAGATCGGATTTGTTATTACTACGAAGTTAAATGGCCTGATAAAAGAAGGTCAGAACACGCACAACACATACTCGTTCCAGCTCCGTAAATAATGAATCAGACATTTTGCCCTTGTCCTAAGTGTTCTTTTTTTAGGACTAGAGTTGTATGCACTAAACGAGACAACGATGGGGTCACTATTAGGCGCAGAAGATGTCCTATCTGTGAATACCGTTGGTACTCTCTTCAATACCCAGAAGTTGTAATAAAAAGCAGCGAAGTTAAATGGGGAAAATCTGGATCTGATGCAACATTTGTTCCTTCATAAATCAAATACTTTTCTTATGAAATTTTTAAATGTAGGTTGTCTTACAGGATTTTCTAAGCAAGCAATTTTAGCTTTGCATCTTGCTATTTCAGTTAAACAATTAGCAATAAATTGTGTCTGTTGAAAGTTCTGTCTTTCTGATGCTTCGCAATGCCTTAAGAGTTGATCTTTAGTAGCTCCTTCTGAAAACCATCTAATCTTTTTCTCCAGCTCCAGTTCTTGTTCAACTGTAGGAGGTTCCATTAGTTGATCTAACAGAATGAATTGTTCATCTAAACTCTCCATCTAGTTCTTTACCTTTGGCTGCTAACCCAGTGTAGATCCCATACATAGGATTGTCAGATCCATCAGAAAGCGTTTTCCTATGTCGTCCATCTAGAACGTACCAACGCTCCATATCCATTGCTCTTTTTTCGTCTTCTTTGCGCCACTCTGGCTTATACATACTCATTGTAAATTCGTATTGGATTTAGGGAATAACCTTGACTGAAGAAAATTTACAGCCTCGTCATCAAGTGTATTTGTAGTCTGTTTTGCTGCTGATTTCAATAGATCCAGTAACAGTTTTTTACCTGATTCGCTACGCAAAAAAGAATAGAGAAGAGGCAGGAAAGGCTTGAATAGTTTTCTCATAAATAGACTCACTCTTCACAAGCTTATATAAAATCGCTAGATTTGGCTTAGTGATCCCCATCACGACTTCAGAACCTCCCTAGATTTGCACAGAAGGGGAGGTTTTGTTGTTACAACCACTAATTAATTTAGCAGGGCTATGGAGCAAAGAACGATTGTATGTTTTTGTTCACACTGCCTTGAAAGGAGAAGGCAAATTGAGAGAGCTTACCTATTGAACAACAAAAAAGAACTGGTTAAAGTTAGATAGCAATTTATTAGGAGGCTGCAAGCTTAATTATTCAACGAGGCGGTGAGATTAGATAACTACTGCCATGTTAGACATCACCCCCTAGCTTGGACGGTAGGGGGTTTTGTTTTTCCCAGTGTTTTATCAATAATTCTAATTCTTTAATCCTGGCCCTAGCCATTGCTATCTTTTCCTCCATGAGTCTGGATCCCGTCTAGCAGTTAGTGTAGCTATCTCTTTATCAATAGCATTTAAACGATGGAAAATTTCACGTATATCACGCTGTCTCTTGTTTGTTTGGTTCGCTAAAACCATTAACGCTCCAGAAATAGCTGCTCCGATCAGTGCCGCCAGTAGTTCTTGAGGCATTTTTATCCTTTTGGAGTAATCTTAGACTATTGTTTCTACTTTTCTATGGCTGAAAAATCAAGCCCCCAAGCAAAAGCTATTGCTGTAGAGGAGGATGACAAGCCTGATTACCAAGAAAAGATTACGTTCCTTGTCTCTACAGTCGCACAAGGATTTATTTTAACTTGGTGCTTGCTCGTCTTGTCTCTTGGATATATAAAATTGCCTTCGAGACTCTTTGGAGTGGACATTCCAGACCAACCTCGTGTAGATAGCACTTTTGCGGCAGGTCTTTTGGGAAACATCCTGGGAGGACTAGGGATTAGCGTTAATGCTGCTGCTGGAGCGAAGAAGAAAAAGAAAGAAGATGAAACGAATGGAAATGGAAAAACTGTAGGAAACGGTAGCGGTTATCAAACAATCATTATCAAACAACCTATAGAATTAATTACTAAAACCCCTACTGCTACAAAGGTCGACCCCATCACAGGCAAAGAAGTCGATCCAATAACAGGAAAACTCACATGAAAAAGTTTTTAATCTTGCTTCTACTAGCAAGTCCAGTGCAAGCAGATATGCGGCACTCAATCACTACATCAGCAAAAGTTACCTTAGATGCTGCATATAGTTCCGCAAATCGTATTGGAACGACTTACAGCGTTACAGGCAATAACGTGACTCCTAGTACTACCGTTTCAGGCACTACGACCTCTGGTGCCATCGGAGGATTGACGGCTGATTCGGTTACATCAGGAGTACCAGCAATTGTAGATACTGACTTCGCTATAACCACTGCTGGGTCTGCCTATTCGATGACAGAAAGCCTAACTGTTGGTGATGCAGTTCAAAGTGCAACTACGGTTACAGGTGGCGTTGTTCCTGCACTACCTTCTCTTGGTTCAACAGTTACAGGAAGTGGTGGTGTTTCTGGAGCGACCATAACGAGTCTCAGTTCAGGTGTTCATACTTGTGCGGGAACAATGGGAGCAGGTTCTAGTTGTACGGCACAAACCATAGTTGAATCGGTGGTGGACTGATGCACGTTCCAATCCTTATCTGCTCAGTCTTTGTTGTAGTTCTCCTGATCTTTAATTTGATCATGTGGAAACATTATTACGATATTAATAAGTGAAGCGTTATCTCCCGCTATTATTATTATTAAATACTACTGAGACCTTAGCTGTCCCAGTCGTTCCTAACTTTTCTAGCGGAAGCATGTCAGCCGTCACACGTACCACTCAAAACATAACAGAAACAATAGTTTCAACAGATTATAATACTGGTCATTCTCTATCTATAACAGGGGCAAATTTAGAAATAGATGGATCAACAATGTTACCTGACCCTACAACTATTAACCAAACTGTAAATGGGACAACTTATTCATGGACTGGAGCCGATCTAACAACAATGCCCAATGTAACTATCAAAAATGCAGGGGCAGCGTTTCAAATGAATCAGGTTTATCACGGGCCAGGTTTATCAAATATAACAAACATAACTCGTACAACTCAGGTAGAAAGCGTTACAGAAACTACCTCTACATTCTCTCAATAATATTCGCACTTAACCCGTTAAAAGTATTAGCAAATACCTCCCAAACCGCAGCTCCTGTAGCTAATTCCAGTGGTTCAGTAACCAACATGGCTATACAATCTTTGCAAGGTAATATGATACAAAATCAATACGGTGGTGGAATAGTTTGTCAGGGGCCAATGCTCACGGCTTCTCCCTTCCTAACCGACAGCTTCCAGCAACAGCTTCCACATGAATATTGGTATTCCTCGCCAGTGTATGACGATGATGGAACTATTCTTTATCACCAAGATGTAAGGACAGGTCAGAAAGATTCTGCAAGTTTAAATTGGGGATTTAGTATTACTTTCTCCATGCCATTAGATAACTCTTTACAGAAAAGATGTAAGAGGGCTGCTGACACGCAAATAGGAATCCAAGAACAAATACTAAAAGACAAAGAATTATCTTGGCACGTTGCACGTCTGAAAGAGTGCGGTGCGCTTAAGAAATCTGGAATTGAATTTGCTAAAAATTCTGTCTTCTATTCTTTATGTGAAGATGTTTTAGTTTTACCAAAGATGGGACAGGTCTTACCTCACAGACATAATATTCCACCTATTTCTTCTTCTTCTTCTTCTTCAAAGGAGGAAGTCCTCGTTTCTCCCGATAAGAAATAGTTCTTCTTTCCGATAAGTTTGGACGCTCCACTTTCTTACCTAATATCTTTTTAACTCTATTTACTATCTGTTTAATGATGGGCTTGACGGCTCTCAAAAGCAATGGGGTACTCAATGCAGCAGTTGTAGCCACAAGAGTAATTCCGCCTGTTTTCACCACTTGAGGAACAGTAGGTATCGCATCAATTATCTGTTGTTGAACATTTAATTTTTTATATCTAGTTACACAACGGTTTCCAACCAATTCATACTTAATAATCTGTTTAGTACCTTCTTCTACTTTTGTCCCAACTTCAGGCGCACCCTCGGGAGGACAATCTGTTGGCTTTGCTTTTGGTACTTCTGGTGCTGGAGGCGTTTCTGGTTGTTCGTATCGTTGAGGTTTTGATTCTTCTGTGTAGATAAGCTCTTCAGGCACATAATTCATTGCGTCGTAGGACGGATATTGTGCATCGCACAGAATTAAATTCCCATCAGGGTCATTAGTTACTAAGTTTTCATTCTCATTGGATCGTCTTGCTTCTACGCAGCCAGGAATATTAACAACAGGAAATCCCATAGGGACAACCACAGGGACATTGGGAGTATTAATTTTTGGAGCGTTAATGATATAAGTTCTGACTGACTCAATCCCAATAGAATTGACTCCTATTCTTGGTATCTCTGTCAAAACTTAGGAACAGACATTCCACCTTTAGGCGCAGCAGTAGGAAGGACAGGGCCAGAAAGTCCAGGCATCTTCAACGATCCAGTGACTTGTTCAATCAGTTGCTGCTTTAGCTTTTCTTGGTTCTCTTCATTTGTAATCCAGAGATAACCAAAAACACCGCCCCCTGTTATAGAAACAACTAAAACAAAGGACAGTAAACTAATAATGTTGAGAATTTTTTGCATGATAAGAGACGCAATTTTAAAAGCTCTTGCTCACACTAGCCTAATTCTTGTTATTGGACTTCTGCCTCTGTTACCTCTGTATTTTCTGGGTTCACTTCACATTCAGCAGCAGCAGACGAAAGTAATTTAGCTTGTGCATCTTTTACACCAACTAAAGCACCTTCAATGCGATCAATGTTTCGTATAGAGATACTTTTAGCTTCTTCAAGTTTTTGAAGATTTTGCTTTTCAGCTTCTAGTTTTTGTTGATAATCTTCAACAAGAGATTCGATGATGTCAGACATATTTAAACAGTGGTTTTGTTAGCTACTAAGAAAGCAGTGTAGTCAGTCTTTACTTGATCCGTCCAAGCTGCGTTACATATAGCCTGAACATCTGCATCTTCTCCAGATATATCAGTAGCTACTAGGTTGTCACTTGCGTCAAGGTTTCCTGGTGTTAATACTTTTCTACTAAAGGAACGGGTAAGTTCTTTACCATCTTCTTTGATGACGGTTGCAGTTCTTACCTGTATGTTCCATTTTGAAACGACTTCTATTTTGTCGTTCTCTAGTGTTTTTGTTATTGCCATTTAAGGAAGCTCTCCGAGCTAAATAGGTTTATGGCTTAGTTTTAAGACTTGCTAACGGTCTAATATTATGTCATGTATGTAGCAGTACCATATAACCATTTGCCAGAAAAATCAGACATCATTACATCAGCATTAGAATAAGTTCTTAAATGTATACCATCAGCACTATTGTTAGTGAAAAAGATAAACGCAGAACCTAGATTTGTGGCAGAAACACTTCCAGTTAAGTTCCCATTACTATTCAAAGCAGTAAAAGGTAATCCAGTTATAACCATTGCCTGATTAGTACTATTGCTACTAACATTCACATTAAATCCTATATGAACTACTCTTCCTATTTTTGTATATATACCTGTTGATGATGCGACATTATACTGCATAGCAGGTGTCCATGTACCCTCTTCATAGTCGTCAAGTTTTTCACTTGTTGCTCCACTTGCATCTGAAGTAGCACCGAAGTCAATACCGTGACCAGAAGTTCCTATTAATAGATCACCGTCATTTATTTTTACATTACCACCTGATGTTATGCGGGCTTTTTCTCCACCATCTACTTCAAAACCCATAAAACTACTAGACAACGCATTACCATCATCTGAACGCAAAACTAATGATCCAGATGTATTATTTACACCAACCATTCCAAAGCCACCAGAGGCATCAGTATCAGTAAATTTGATACCAGGAGATGCATCACTAACGTGAATATCACCTGTTACGGTAAGTTCGCTACCATCAAAGGTAAGATTTGCCTCACCTTGAATAGCGTTCGCTGCTGTAACCGTAGTAATCGTATTATTAGTCGAACCAGTCAATACTGCTGGAGTTGAAGCTAATTTACTTAAGGCTATTGCTGAATCAGATTTAATATCAGCATTAACGATAGAACCATCTTCGATTCCACCTGAGTTGACTTGTGTTAATCCCATTAGTCTGCTGCCTCCGCTGTGTTACCTGCTGCTACCCATTCTAGGTACTCTTGGTAGTCTGTGTTACCAGGAGCTTTTGGTATCTGAGCACCATCTGTTGTTCTAATGATGACATTCGCTGCTTCTCCCGTTCTAGGATCTGCACCTACCAATTTATAATTTAAAACCATAATTAAAGCTCCGAGGTTAGTGAAACTCTACCTTTCATATAATGATATGTACTATTACTACCTCCACGTATAGCAAGAGCAGTTGTGCTTGAGTCTACAAGGGTACATCCATCAGTCATAGTAGTATAATCATCAGCAGTATTAGTATGAAAGGTTCCTGTATTAACGCCATATGCACTACTAGCAGATAAAGTTGGTGCTGTTCTCATTTCAGTCATAAGAGTAAAAGTCTCTTCATACATGTATTTATATGAATAACTTCCTGTAGTAAGTCTAACATCGATGTTTTGATAATACCTCTGACACCTAGCTAATTCATCACCATACGATCTCATCTCAAATTCTGTGGCATGGTCTGAAACTTCTAACTGAAGTCCTGTTATTTCAAAGGTTGCATCATTGGTTGTCCACCATGTAGAAGTAATGTCTGGGTATCTAATTGCACTATCAAAAGTACCCCATTGATTTTGAGTTATTGTTCCTGTTTTATCCGTACCTCTATAAAGTGCCCATCTTAAAATTAAACCTTCTGTATTATCATTATCAAACTCTAAATTACTATTTCCAGGGATTGTCTTTGTTACTTTTGTCCAAGTATTGGCAGATAAAGAACCTGTGCTAAATGAATATAGTTGTCTTGTACCATCGGCTGTAAGTAAAAAGCCATGAAACTCTTGAGCAACACTAGACTTTACCCAAAATGAAAGTGTTATATAACTTGAAGTATTTGTATAATCCCAACCAGAATTAGCTATGTCTTGTGATTCTGGTCGATATGAAATAGTTAGATAATCAGCAGCACCTGCACCACCTGTTTGGTTTCCATTCGTTACATGGAAAGATTTTCTAAAACCTTTAGCCCACGGGCCTGTATCACTAGAAGTTAAGGCGTGTTGTGCAAAAGTAGGTGCTTCATTCTCTCCACCATACTCGTGCTTAAATCTATCAACAGTTTTATATCCATCAGCAGTAGATGAAGTACCTCTCTGAGCAACTTGCATTGCCCCATTAATTATCAAATTTCTGTTGCTTAGATTATTAGTAGCCTTAACAGTACACGTTCCATCGGTTGCCAAAGTAACAGCATCACTCGTTGCTGTTGTTTGTCTAATTGCGTTGACTTTGAGTATGGACATAATTAACTAGGCTCCGTGGGAAATGTAACAGATGCCATATTTAAATTTCCTTTACTGTCGATTGTTGGAGTCGAAGATGCTGGTAAATCTCGTAAAGCTTGACGATAAGTTTTCCATGAATCCGACAATGTGAGATCAGAATTTGCTCTCCAATCACATTTTGCTAATCGTGCATCTCTTTCTATTCTCAATAATCTCATAGGTTCTGCATTTGTTAATCTTGTAACTTCTGCATTTATTTCAGATTCAGTTGGAGCTGTATCACCTCCGTTGTAGTCCAAGCCTGAATAATCGTCTCCACTCCAAGACCAACTTTTATCTGGCTTTAAAGAATAAAGAGCTTTTTGTTTTGTATATAACATTAGGTATCCCCCATACGAATGAATGTTGTATGTAATCTATTTTCAGCAGTGCTTGAATTCCAATCAACATAACCATTACTATAAACTCTAAATTTAACTTTTACGTTGCTAATATTAGTTACATCTACCATTGCCTCGCAATGACCGTTTGCATAAGCATATCCACTTGGATCAGATTCAATTGACATTAAAGAAGAAGCACGAGAACTATATGAACTATTATCATCAGTTATATAAATACTAATTGAGTTAACAGTTGAATCGCTACTTGTTTCGCAATACGCTTGATAAGAAACGAAATATATACCAGTTGAAGGAAAGGAAAATATACCTCCACTTTCAGACATGTTAGTTCCTAATGTACCTAATCCACTAGAATCTACTGACTCCCAATCAGATGTAATAAAATTCTCACCATTATTTGTAGTAAGTCCACTGGTTCTTCTCCATTGGTCTGCTACTGTAATTCCACCTGCCGCACCAAACTCAAGCGTTCCAGGTGTAGAGCTATTCTTTAAAACTTGACCAGCAGTACCAATCGTTGCAGGTAAAGTCAGCGTTAAATCAGATGCAGGATTCGTTGCAGGAGCTGCGATGCTCATGCTATTCCCACTTGCGTGTGGCAGTTTAATCTTTCCAGTCATTTAACCACCCTCCAATGCAGCTACTTTAGTTTTTAATGTCTCGACCTCTGCGGATAGTTCTTGTACTGCTTTGATTAGTGGGGATATAAATTCGTTATATCTAAGACCATAAGTTGTATAGGCAGCAGTCTTAATATCACCTACTTTCTTACCTTCAGGTATCTCATCTTCCTCTACATATAACTTATCTGGAATGTCTTCTTTAATAAAACCAGCAAAACCAGTTGTAGGTTTACTTATATCAGATAATATTGTTTCTACATCCTGAGCAATAAGACCATAGTGTGTTCTAGTTCCTATATTGAATTTATAAGATACAGGTTTTAATTTATTAACGAAGGATAAACCTAAATCAGTGTCTACAATTGTATTCTTTTCATTCTTATCAGAAGTTTGAATAGTACCAGTTGCAGCGTATACAGCATTCCATTTGTTTGATGAATCTCCAATATATCCCGCATTATTAGTTCCGGGTAAAATTCTACCAGAACCATCACCCCCGAAAACAGTAACGCCCGATGCGTTTGTGTCAAAATGCTTGGTGTTGTCGTAATAGATATCCACACCTCCGTTAGGATGGCATACTATGGATTGTTCGGTGTCTTTAGGTTTAAGACGAATTTTTCCAGTAGCACCCTGTATTTTCAACTCTCCTTGTTGACTTTGAATATATGAGTTCGTACCGTCATGGTAGAGTTTTAGATCTTCACTGTCACCAATAGCAATTACATCGCCATCACCCATTTTTAGATGACTTGTTAATGTTAATTCTCCAGTAATTTGTGCTCCTAAGTTAGTCGTCTCAAACTTCTTACTGTTGTCGTACATCAACTCAACAGCACCATTAGGCGTGAAATAAGCTATACCTTCATCATCTGCTCCGTTTTTAATTAAGACACCTGTATCAGTATTTATAATTAAGTAACCAGTACCAGTGTCTTTAATCCTAGAGTGAGATCCATCATGGTAGATTTCTAAATCATCTCCTGTCCCAAACTTTTGTTTGATGTCGTCTGCGTAAGTCCATCCAGTAGAGCCATCAATTGTAATTGCCATAATTAATTAGATAACTGTCCAAACAGAACCTGATGGAACTGTAACTGTTGCTGATACTGTAACTGGCCCTGCGCTCATCGCATTATAATTACTGGTTATTGTATGGTTCGTTCCAATTGTAGCTGCTGTCTCAACAATTCCATTTGAAGCAGTAACAACAGGAGTTGTTGTTTTTGTTCCGTCAAATGTAAATGTAGCTTCACCTTCTAACGTATTAGCTGTTCCCGATCCAGTAATAACTCGATTATCAGCATTATTATTAATCGTTACTCCAGCAGGTAAACCCGTTAAATTTGCTCCACTTCCAACAAACGAGGTCGCTGTTAACGCTCCAGTCGCACTATTAAATGCAAGGTTACTTCCAGACTTAGGTGCTAAATCACCAGTTGCCGCAGTTGTGAATACAGGGAAACAAGTTGTATCTGAAGATTCATCAGCAACAGTAAATGTAGTTGCATTTCCTACTGCTATTTGAGTCCCCATATTGACAATGAAATATGAGGCTCCAGAGGCAGGAGCAGAATCAAAGATAATATCCGTTCCAGAAACTACATAACCTTCAGACATATCACCTTGACCTGACCCATCATTGGGCTTTTGCATTACACCATTAATTGAAACTCTTAAAATCTCTGCATTAACAGGAGTAACAGCATCACTTGTTCCATGAGTAACAAGCTTGAAGCGGTAACGAGAACCATCAAAAGTAGCTCCACCTCCACCTGTTCCAGAAGAAGATGCAATATCTAATAGATCAGCATTACCTGAACCGCCTCCACCAATTTCACCCCATGAACCGCCTTGGTATCCTTCAAATTTGCTATTCGTTGAGTTATACCTAAAGTCACCATTGCCAGGAGATCCATCTCTTTCTCCTGTCGTGCCAGCAGGAACTCTTAAAGAAGAAGTGTAGTTATGAGTAACCTTTCCAGTAAATGTTCCTCCACTTGTAGGAATACCACCTGAGTCAGTAGCCCAAGTTAAATTTGTAGGTGTAGAAGCATCAGCCTTCAGAATCTGGTTTGCTGTTGGTGCGTCTGCTGGTAATGAAACTGTGTAACTAGCTTCTGATCCTTTATCTGTTGCTCCTTTAATTCCTACATAAGCAGAACCATTTGAATCTGCTTCATAAAAACGAACTTCTTTGGCATTATCAACAGAGAGATTATCTGTTGTTGTTATTGCTCCAGAGGCTAAAGATGAAAGCGTTCCAACAGAAGTCAAGCTTGAAGTAACAACAGTACTTTTTAACTCTGTTCCTGAAAGAGTCCCAGCCGCAGCCGTTACTGTTATTGCTGCTGTTCCATCAAAATCAACACCGTTAATTGCCCTTGCTGTGGCTAAAGCCGTTGCAGTGGCAGCGTTTCCAGTACAAGAACCTGATGAACCAGAAGTGTTTCCAGTTACGTTTCCAGTTAAAGCACCAACAAAAGAGGTAGCAGTTAACGCACCAGTGTCAGAGTTGAAAGTTAAATTTGTTCCTGATTTTGGTGCGAGATTTCCTGTCGCAGCAGTCGCAAATAAGACATTGCAACTTGTATCTGAACTTTCATCTGCAACTGTTACTGTTGTCGCAACAGCAGAAGTTCCTGTGAAGTTAGTAGCAGAAAGTACTTGAGTACCAGCAACCTTTAAAACTTTTCCTGATGCAAGATCAATATGTTCTGAACTTGTCCAGGCATCTGTTGAATCAACCCAGTTCCAAGTCTTATCACCTTCTGTTGAATCAATTGTTATTCCTGCACCATCTACAGCAGCATCATTACCGTTCCCTTTTGCAATCTCTATATTCTTATCTTTAACAGTAAGCGTTGTGCTATCTATTGTTGTTGTCGTTCCATTAACAATAAGATTTGCGCTTAAAGTTACATTTTGAGAGCTATCAACAGAGATAGCAGCCGTTCCACCTGTACTTAAAACAAGAGTATCTGAACCGCCACTAATTCCTGAGTTTGTATCTGAACTAAAGCTAAAAGCTGGAGCAGCAGCACTACCATCTGGAGCTTTACCTAAAACATTCGCATAAGTAATCTTTTTATTTTTTTCTGAGCCAGTAGCATCTACATCAAGAATTGCAAAGGTATCACCCGATGCTGGAGCCGTTAAGGCTGTAAATTCCGAGATTTTACGATTTGCCATTTATGTTTTGATGACGTACATCATTGCTATGTTACGAGGTCTTGTTTCATTCCCTCCAGTAGCAGCGTTTGAAACAGTTACCCCTGTCACTTTACTTCCAGTTGTTAAATCTTGAGTGGTTGATCTTTCATCTGGTGCGCCACCATCATCTGTATGACCACCAATTGATTTCGCAGCAGAGAACGCATGGTTGTGACCAGGATCAGTAACCGTTGCAGCGTGAGTATGAGATTCGTTTTGACCTGACTGAGAACTTGCTACAGATCGACCAGAATCAACACCTCTACCATTATCAAAACCTCTAACAAATTCACCTCTTAAGTCAGGAAGGTTAAAGGTTGTACCACTTGCTGATCCATAAGCTGTACCAACAATGGCAAATAAAGCAGCGTAAGTAGATCGACTAACAGAAGCTCCATTACATTCCAAATATCCAGATGGAACAGTTGCAACCGCTAAACAGAAGACTGCACCAGATGGAACACCATTAACAGTTGAGAATGAGAGAACACCCGAACCATTTGTCTGAAGTAGTTGTCCACTGGAACCATCAGCCGATGGAAGAGTAAAAGTAAGATTTGAACTAACAGTTGAAGCAGCTTGTAACGCTACAAAATGACTACTATCTGAATCTGCAAGTCTTATATCTCCTTGAGCTTGGATCGTTATACCGTTACTATCAATAATTGCTCTTTCTGTTCCAGCAGTTGCTAATCCAATAGTATTTGCTGCTTTTCTAAATATTCCTGTATCGGCATCTCCATCAAAAGCTAATGCAGGTGTGCTTGCTCCTACAGCATCATCAGCCAAGATAACACCAGTCATCGTGCCACCTGACCTGAGCAATAAACCTAAATTGTCTTCTCCTACATCTCCTATATCTCTAAAATTTGACCCGTCATAAACTTTTAATTTGTCATTACTAGAATTTCCGTAAAGCATAAACTTTACTGGATTACTAGGATCTGAACCACCGCTATTGTTTGTCTTTATCGCATCAAGAATACTGTTAATGTCAGCACGAACTACATTACCTGCGGCATTTTCAACTGTAAAATTCGTAACCTGTGACACTACGTTTTTACGTTTTGAACTATTCTATACCCCTTTGCCGAATCCAACAGCTTGGTATGTGAAATTTCTATCAAGAACTGTTGAACCATTACTTGCTAAGAACTTAACAGTGAAGCCTGTACCTGAAACACTCGTAATCGTAAAATAATCACCTGTTGCCATATTTTGTGCAGTAATACCAATAGCAGGTAAATAAGAATTAGCACCTCCTAAACTTGCCGTTCCAACAAAGAATGGTTTCGCAAACGTAATAGTTTTACCTCCAGCAGTTGTTCCTGAAGAAATTGTTGTTGTACTTTGCTCTGTCCTAGAAGGCAATATCGCTGTATAACCTAACTGCTGAACATTGACATTCTGGTTCGTATTTGTCGTTATAAGATTTGCCTTAAATTGAAATGCTCTTGCTTTAAATTCACCGTTTGCAAAGACATTAAACGAACCATAACTTGAAGCATCAGTACTTGTTTTTACATAGACTTGGCAATCAGTATCGTTTGCTGGATCTCCATCGAAACTTGAGACACTATCTATATCAGCCCAAGAATCAATATTGTTTCCAACTAGAACACCTAAACTTTGAATATGTCTTTTTAAAGTCAGAGTAAATACTCCACCTAAATCTAAAGTATCTGCAAATTCATAAGTTCCTGTTTGATTCGCTGCTGGATCTGTTAGCTGTAAAGCTCCTCCTGTAAAAGTCACATTTGTTTTACTTCCGCTAAACGGTGTCCCTAATAAATCTTCTCTCTTAGTTAAAACTGCTAACTCTTGACCTACATCTGGAAGATCAATAATGATGCTTGTTTCCCCTGATGAAAAACGTCCTCCATCATCTTGAAATTTTAAAATGTACTCACCCTCTAAAGCTGGCACAGTCGCTTCTGAAGTGTTTCCTGCTAGTGCATTTACGAGGTCAACTGAACCAGCAAAAGTACCAGACCCATCAGTTTTATTAGAGTGCCTCACATAAACTCTTCCTCCATGTAAAACATCAGCATCAGTTGATTTATCCCATCTAAGTCTTAGTAAATTATTTCCAATTGGTTCTGCTGTTAAATTTTGAACATTAGCTGGCAACTCTGTTTTACCTTGTGCGTTAAAGGTTGCATCCAGAGATGTAGGAGAAGTTTCTAATAAAGCATTAAAAGAAAATATTTGAAATTCATACGCTCCAGCTTGACTGTTATCTATTTGAATATCAGGTCTAAATACAACTGAACTTTCGTAATTTCCATTCCTATGTCTGTATTGAACTAAGTATTGGGTAACACCAACAACAGGAACCCAAGTTACAAATAATCTTGAGATTGCGACACCATTTCTTACAACAGTTTTTTCTTCAAAAGTAATAGACGTTGGTGGAACTGCTGGTGCATTTAATATTGAAATATTTCTTGCAGCCAAAGCTAAACCATCTTCAATATTGGCGTATTTATTTGGTTTGTAAGATAACGCTGTAATTTTATAATTAATCCCATCAACTTCTTCAACTGTTACGACTCTGAATTTTTGAGCTTCAATTGTATCGCTAGTTAAAAACCAGATTGAATTAACATTAGGAACTTCAGATAAAGCGGAATCTAAATTAATCACACCGCTAGTAACACTTAAAACATTCTTTGTTTCAACAGAATTGTCAGGCATCTGAACACTGCATTTTTGATTTGCTCCTGTAAATGTTGATATATCTTGTAAATCATCAACAGTAATTGCAGTTGTAGTTGCAGTATTTATACGACCAGATCGCCTTGCACCACTACGTACTGGATCGTTTATGTCTATTACTGATCCTGGCCTAATTGACACTCCGACATCTACAGATGTAGTAAAAGCAACAATTTCTGACTCGTTCTGTTCGGCAAAAAGTATTGCTTTTCCCATCCTTTGTGCTTGTCCCCTACTCGTGCAAGCAAAAGCTCGAACATCTTTTTTGACAACGCCCAGTTTGGCCTTGGCAACACTATCTTCTACGACTTCATAATCTATTTCTCTTGAATCCATATTGTAATAACTAACAGCTACTACAGAATGTCTTGTCTTTAATGACGAGCCACTATAAGAAAATCCTTCCTCAGTAATATTTGCAAGACTAAATAAAAAACTTGCATCAGTAGGTTTATCTTGTGCGAGAGAAATCTGCCCTGCGCTCCAAATGGGCATACAACGCATTACTCCACATAATTGTTCAATAAGAGTGAAAGCTTCTCCTGCTGATAAAATATTTACATTACAACTAAATCTTGCTTCTGTTCCTCCAAAACCATCATCAACTAACTCATTTGCAAATTTAGAAGCATTAACGAAACTAAATAAATCTAAATTACTATCACTTACATGATCTCCTAATCCATATCTTGTCGTCGTAAGTATGTCTAATAAAATCATCGCAGGACATGAACACCACTGTGCTGCACCCATAGTCCCATTAAATATATAACCACTTGGATATACAATCCTTCCTGTATTACTATCAACAGTTGGCGTTCCAGAAGCCGATGCCCCTGCACCTGGAATCCTTATCTTTAAACCTCTAATTCTATGTTTTCTTTGTGGAATATTACTGACTACTTTACTATCAAGAGTGATAGCAGCATAAGCACTATCAGCATAAGTTTGATGATCATCGACTAGCTCTTGCATCCCTGAGACAAGAAAAGCATTAACCAAAGATCCGTCAGTACTATCAGCAGTTACACGAACTACTTTCACATCAACAGGGAAAGCTCCATCTAGCGTTACTCTGTAATCCTTTGTATAAGCATCACCTGTACGACCTGTAACTGTATCTGTAATAACGTCTGAGAAACCACCTGAATTATATTGAACTTGTATTTTTAATTGAACACTACTTCCTAATAGATCACCATCTTCTGTTGATTCTTGTATTGCTGGAAAAGTAACTGTAACTCGAACAGCATCAACAGTTGTTGTAGTGATCTGTTGAGTAACACCACCATTAGCAACAGTACACGATCTAGGAAAGCCCGCAATCGGATTAGATAACTGTTGTATCCCTGGTATATGTACTTGATTAGACGTTCCAAAACGAGGAATGAAAGTTATATTTTGATAGTTATAATCTGTTGCTTGAGGATTAGCAGAATCAGCACCTGATTGAAGGATTGGAGTGTTATCTAAAAAAATATCTTTTAAACAAGCAGTATTATAAGTCATTGAACCTTTTGTTGCTCCTTCTTTGGAAGCTGTGGCCCATCCTTCAATTTCACCTTCACTAATTAAATCTTGAATCGTTACAAACGATCTGCTGTTTAAAGTATCAGGCGCACGAGTTGGCTTTGGTGGTTGTTTTCCACCGCCACCAGATCCTCTTATTGTGTTAGTCATCCTCTAACCTGATCAGTTGTTACATCCATACTAATCACTGTTGAACCTGTAAAAATTTCTCCATAGACAACTGGGAGTGTTGTTCCTGCTCGTGAAGTATTAGGCGTTCCACCGAAGTTGAATGAGATACGTGGATCTTGATCATTCTCAAATTTAGGAGGCTCAGGCATAGGCCATAACATTTCTGCTACACCAGACAAAGCCAAACCTATACCAATATTTCCAGCTATCGCACCTATAGCGACTTTCCCTCCAAGCATTGTAAGTCCACCAGTAAAACCAGTACCACCCAAAGAAAGAGCAGTTGCTCCCAGTCCACCTGTCGCAATAGCAAATCCAATCAAAGCTGCTCCAATCAAGAATCTCCCAACTCCTCCTCCAGCTCCAGCAATAACAGGAACAATTTTTATTTCTTCTGCAACTGGATAATGAATCTCTTCTTCTCCTATCTCATTACCGTCTGTTAAAACTTGATAATATCTTTCATTCATGTGACCCTCTAATTGAGGCCAATTCATTAATAAAAATCTTATACAATCACCCACACTATTTACATGAGCATCTAATTCACTATGTCCTGTGATCTCTTTCAGATCACCATATAATTTAATTGTCTTGAGCATAGCGATACCTCCCTCCCGTACATTTTAACAACCATTCTGAATATGGTTCCTGACAACTTAAACGATCTGCTAAATGATGTAAAACTTCCCCATCTAAAAAAATTGCAGCATGGTTTAAACCCTTACCCATGATTGACATTAATAAAACATCCCCGTTCTCTAATTTTTCATCTGGTTTTAACAAATAAAAACCTGCTGCTTTCGTACACTCTTCAAATATAGGATTCTCTAAAAATTCTTCAGGTGTTATTGGTCGTTCCCAGTCACGTAACGTAATTCCTAACTCTTCTTCATAAAAATCTCTAACTAGGCTCCAACAATCAGTAACGCCCCAACACCATGATCTTCCCTTTAACGGTGGCTTGTATCCTGTTGGTTCGTAATATCCCCATTGTTCTGTTTTAGGGTTAATAATATGCCAAGGTAAACTACCTGCTTCACAACTAACTCTATCCGCTTCACTAGCAACTGCTGGAGTTGTTGGATGTGAATGGATCACACTAACTATTTGGCCTAAATCCTCTGCTTTTACATAATCTTCAGGATCTAAAATAAAACATTGTTGAGAATAAATGGATGAATCACTAACTAAATTACGACAAGGATAATAAACATTTTTACCTTTAATATTTAACAACAATCCAACAGATTCTTTTGGATCTTCTTCTTTAGCGTGTTGTAACGCTTTAACTCTCCAACCCATTATATAAATGTACCAATAGAAGGGAAAAGATCTCTAGTGCATTGACGTTTTGGTAATCTCATTCCTGCTAAATCAGTAATACTTGCTAGTTCAAAAGTAACAATATCTCTAGTCTCAGCTACTTTTCTGTCTATATAATACACTTCCCTTGGAAATTCATTATTAGCAGGAGTCCCAGGGCTAACAGATTCTTGTGCAAATAAATCACTATCTTCTAAACCAATAAAACCTGAATCATCTTCTTGATCAAATAAACCAAAAGATGCAAAGTTTTCTACATCTAAAAATTTAGCTAATGTTCTAATTCTTGTTACTTTTGCACCTGTTAAATCATTACCAGCAGTTATTAAATTAACCTCTAACATTACAGCACTAATTAAAGACAATGCGTTACTAATTGTTATTTGTGGTCTAGGGAGTTGACCTTTTTGAAAAGCAAAACCACTGGCCTCTACTGGGTAACGAAGATATTCATTTAATTGCCAAATAACTTTACCGTTTAAATCTAAATTACTTCCTGCATGAAAACGATATGTCATGGTAGTTTGCGTACCATGTAATGTCGAGTCTAGTTCAAGTTCAAATAATTCAATAATTGCAGAAGGATTTGTCTTCTGTAGATCACTAATAATTGGATCTAAACTCATGGCTCAAATACTTCCCTAAATGTTGCTGTAATAATTGCTCTATCTAAATATGGAATTGATTTATTCCATGAATCACAAACGTATTTAGAAGAAGACTCTTCACCATGAGGAGTCCAATCAAAACTTGCTTGATCTAAAGCTCTTGCATCTAAAAATGTTTCTATAGTGTCTGAATCTGTTTCAGTGACATCAAATTTTAAAGAATAAACTTTTGGATTTGTATGTGCATCTAAGCCAAAAAGAATACGGTGTTCGTATCCATCAGCAAAACGAACAACACGATTAGTAGGTTTTGATCTCTTTTGAAATCCGTAAACTGGATCAATAGAAGGAAAAGTTGCCATTATGCTAGAAGTCCTCCAGGTCTTTGCTGATTAATAATTTCAGCTTGAATTGCTGCACCCAACATAAGTCCTAACTCTTCAGCTTGCCCTGCGTCACCTTCAACAGAGGAACCAGAAGCATCTACATTGACGACAATATTACCAACACCTGCACCAGAAGCTTCAACACCTAAACGACCATCTTTCCCTCTCCGCAGGGGCATTACTGCTTCTTCACCTGCCTCCCCCATCAGGCCAACTCCCTTGGAAAATGGGAATAGTGTGGGTCTATCGACTACGCCACCTTTTGCGAAAGGTACAATTCCGTTTTTCCCAACCACTAATCCATTAGCTCCTTTTGGCAACGTCGGAGAATTTAAAGCAGAACCAGGGCCAAGACCTGCCCAAGCCGCATCACCACCAAACAAGCTACCTAAACCAAAACCACTGAACATACTTAGCATCTGACTTCTTATAAATATTCTTGTTAAATCCGCAATGATAGAACGAGCAAAATCAGCAAAATTCATTTTTCCTGTCATTACAAAATTAACCAACGCATCTTCCATCCCTTTGAAAGCATTTTGTACCGTATCTTGTATTTGTTGGGAGAAATCACTAATACCCTTCTTGTAAGAATCTACCCCTGCTTTCATATTCTTCCAAATATCAATACTTTTTTTACCTGTATCTTCAATAGAAGATTTAAGTTTTCCCGATGTAATATCTCCTATTAAATCAATTTCTGTAAATAATTTTTCAACTGATGCTGTTGCATCATTGATAACTTTATCTAAAAGAGCATAAGCACCTACCGCAACTGTTCCACCTGCTGCAATCCTTGTCCACAGCCCAGGAGATGATGCCACTGCCGCTAAAGTGGCCTCTATTGCGGCTCTAGCTTTCGTAAGTGCTAATCTTGCTTTGTCTATATCTAAAAGAATTTTTGCACCCTTAATAATCGCAGCTAAAGCCTTTGTAGCAATAATGCCTGTCCAGACAGCAGCATAAGCACTAGCAAGTTTAAGAAGAGTTCTACTATGAGAAATTAATTTAGGAATATTTTCTAAAACGCCCCTAACAGCTTTATCTAACGCTTCAATTCCACGTGTCATAAATTCTTGTATTTGTGCGCCTATTGGTTGAATTAAAGTTCCCATGCTTTCTTTTAACTTACTTAAAGCTGTCTGCATCCTGTCTCCAGCAGCAAAAGTAGACTGAGCAATCATCACTGCTTTTTCGCTATACTTATCAATCAAACTTTCAGAGAAAGCAAGGAAATCAGATAGCGTTACTTTGCCTTGCTCTAATGCTTTATCTAGTTCAGCAGGAGTCTTATCCATCGAAGCAGCAAAGATTGTAAACGCACCAGGAAGTCTTTCACCAAGCTGCTGACGCAATTCCTCTGCACTGACCTTTCCCTTGCTCCATACCTGAGAAGTCGCAGTCAAAGCAGCGTTCATATCTTGAATACTTCCACCTGTACCCCTGATACCACTCGTTACGGCAAGGAAGGATTTCTCAGCATCATCCATCGAACCCCCTGCACCTAAAACAGAAGCAGATAATTGAGTAAATTGTCTTGTTATAACTTCTTGCGGAATCGCTAATTCTTTACTTGTCTTCTGTATAAACTGCATTGATTTTGCATATCTATCGTTATCTCCAACAACTAATTTCAGAGCCATCCTTTGCTTTTTAATATCTGCTGCGTAAGTTGCTGTCTCCCCTATCCCTCTTAAGGCTTGCCCCGCCATTGCGCCATAAACGCCTCCAGTAACGGCTCCTTCCACTCCTCCCGCAACTCCTCCAATTAATGCACCCGCGCCTCCTAGAGGGCCACCAAAGACAGTTGCGCCAGCAGCAGTACCAGCGATCTTCGCAGCAGCACCAAAACGACCTTTTCCACCTCTTCCCTCCATCTTTTGCAGTTCTCTATTTAATCTTTGCGCCTCTAGTGTTGCTTCTTTAAATTCTTTACTGCCAAATTCAACACTTGCTGCAAGTTCTTTCCATGTGTTTGCTAAAGCACGAGTATTATTGATACTTCTTACATTTTCTACTTGATGTTTCTTTAATTCTTTTCCAAATTCTTTAAAGTTTAAATCAGCTTTTTTTACATCTCTACCAAACGTACTAAAAGCTCTTGATAACTGAGGAAGTTTATCTACTCCCGCAGTTGTGAGTTTTATCTGTAATTCAGTTACAGCAGAACCAGCCATTACTTCTTCTTATTCATACAGGACAAAGCTGCCATTTCCATGACTTGAATCCCCTCAAAGAGAACGACAGGATCTTTTACTTCATACAGTTTACATAAGTATTCGAGAGATGAATAATTTAATCCTGTCATCCCGTTCATACTGACATTCCACTGAGTTGTAAGCCTTGTAAACATAATAACTATTTCCCAGTTCTTTTCCCATACTTCAAAATCACTCTCAATCGTTTCTTGTTTTGCGGCTGCAATTTGTTCAGGTGTTGC